ACATGTTTGTTGCTGGTTGGCGACCTGCTATTGGTTGGGTTGGTGCTGGAGCGATGTTCTACCAATTCCTTGCTTATCCGTTACTTGTCTGGGCGTGGACTTGGATGCAAGCAGAACAGATTGTCCCCGCGGAGGTAAAGCCTCCTCCCATGCTAGACACCGACGCTCTATGGGTTATTTTGAGCGGTATGCTGGGGATCGCTGGGATGAGGTCTTTCGAGAAAGCAAAAGGTGTTGCGCGGTAACTTCGTCTCGCACCATCTGGCCGATCTTCTGTCCGTGAATCCTGTCAATCTTCTCGATGATCGGAAGTCGTTTGCTTTTAGCTAACTTTAAGATCATCTTCGCCCAGTCCTGAACGACAAACGGCAACGCTTGGTTATACGCTGCCGCTATCTCCTCAACATCAGACGACTTAACTTGCTTGATAAGGTTGATCCACGATCCCACGGATCGACCACTCCCGAAAAGCCTTATGTTTTGCCATTGTGTCTTGGCACTCGGTTGATGGTGGAATCCATCCGTGTTCCCTCCAGATTTCTTCGACGGGTCTGAACTTTTCTGTCCTCGTCTGATTCTCGATTAACTCTTTCCAGTTGCTCATAATAGGCCTTTCGGGAACGGATAGACCGCATCCTCGTGAGGAGTTCCTGGCCGTGGTGCATTGAAGAACCTCCGTTTCTCTAGTTCCGTAGGCTTCCAGAAACACTCCGGAGCCTCAGACTTGATGATGTGAATGATCCTCTCCAAGACCGGAGAGTCATCCGAAATGTTTGCAGGACGCTTTGCAAACGCTTTTTTCAGCATGGTTTGGTGGTGTACGCTTAACATTAGAATGGCACATCCTCGTCATCGTTAATCTTAGCGGGTCTAGTTTCCGCGTCTTTCTGTTGGAACTTTAGCCCAAGATACTTCCCGTCGGAACCCTCGTTAACCCATCCTGAGATCCAGTATTCAGTCCCGTTTATCATTGCTGAACCTCGGTAATCTGGGTGTACATCCTTCTCTTTCTTCTTGTTCTTGCTGATACTTCCTGTTAGTTCTTTTGGCATAGCGACAACTCCATTTGATTAACTTCGTTGAGAAAGGCAACTAGATCAGCCTCGATCTTAGTTAGCTCTTCCGGCTTTGGCTCGTAACGAACGACGAATAACTGTAGATGTTCAGGAAGTCTTGGGTCGAACGAAACAAAGTCGCACCAAGTTCTACCTGTCACGAGCATTTGAGTGAGCATTTGTGGCTTGTATTTAGTGGGAACCTCCTTTGCTAGTAAGTAATCGACATGAGTGTTTGAGTTAGGGCACTTGATCTCGATCAGACCAGACCCTGCAAAGCCATCAGGACTCGCTCCAAGCCACTTTATCGACTTGTGGGTATGAAACCCTGTCTGCTCGACGAAATGGCCTGTATGGACTTCGTAGGCTGCTCTGGCAACGGGTTCTTGTTCTGTACCCCATTGCATAGCTGCGTTTGTGAATGAATCGCCCTGTAATCCTGTCAGACGCTCTGTAACGAGTTGGATCTGGTAGTTCCTGCGCGTAGCCGTACCAGGTTTCGCAAGCGCGTCTGAAGCCCTGCTAGCGGTTAGGTGGCCTAGTCTTGCCTTAAACCAATCATCAGTTTTTTGTTCCATGTTGCACCTTTAATATCCCTCGTTCGATCATTGCCTGCATCGTGTTGATATACGCTTGGTTCCAGAAGTCTCGACGTTCCTTGCGAGACATTTCTTTTCCCTGGTCTAAGTATGAGTGACAACGAAAACACAAAGATGCTACTAAAGCATCAGAGACTTTGATGCCCATGCCTTTTCCTTGGTTCCTATGGGCAGCGACTACAGTTCCATCTTCACAGAAACAAGATCCCCTCAAGTAGTTTTTTGTTTGTGTACATCAATCTTCCTTAAGTCAAGTTCAGCGTCCTTCATCTCGTCTGTCCAGATCAAGCCCTTCTCGATTGCGTACTGTAGAAGTTGCTCTACTAAGTCCGAGAACTCAGACACGGTAAGCGAAGCAGTTGAAGGCTCGATCTCTTTGACTTGACCACCAGGAAGTTCAACAACACGAGATGGTAGAAACCTCGTCTTAGCCCACTCATGCCAGATGTCCTGTGTATATTGCTGGCCCATTAGTTGTTCAGCACAAGCTGTCAGGATCGACCAATAGAATCGATTCTGAGCCGCTGTACGAGGTGGTTTGGAGATAGTTACCATGTAGCCTAATTCAGTGGCTTCTATGGCCTCTATGACCCTCCTGCGGTCAGTCTCAGTTGTCAGTATTGATCTCATTTCGTAAGTACCAGTTGTAGTTAGCTCGGAAGGCTCGTCTCTCGAAGTCGGTGAACTTATCGTGACGCTCTGAGAACATGGCATTGACCATGCGTCTCTTAAATTCTTTGCTGTCAACGTCAAGCCACATCAGATAATTGTCGAGACCAGACTCGTGGAGGTCTCCGAATAAGAACCTAAGTGCGGTAATCGTGTCGTCTGTCGGTCTAGTTTTATAGGGTGCTTTGCAAGCATCATCGACTGCAAGCTGGATAACAGACCAAAGCAGTTTCTTGCATCGCTCTGTCTGGATTGAGTCCAGCAGTCCTTCTTCAAATGTGTTCAGGTTCATTTTCTTTTGTAGTAGTAGGCCCAGGATTTCCTGTAGAGTTTTTCTTTCGTAATCAACTTGCGAGCCTCTAGGGCACGAATCATCTTCAGGGCGTTTTGTGGTGTGCATCCAAATTTGTTTGCCAGATCGTTAAGCGACATCCAGTCATCGAGTGCAGTTAAGTAAGCTGTTTGTGTTGGTGTCAACGGTTTAGACTTGTTAAGCATCAACCGGCCAAACTTTTCCACAGACTTCAGGAACTCATCTCGGTGTGAGATGAGAACCCCTGATTGTTTTGCAATAGAGAGAATCTGACTCATTTGATTTCCGTTAGTTCTTTCTTACGTTGTTCCTTAAATGCGTCGATTTGCTTGATAGCCTCAGGATCGTTCTTAAAGACTTTGTACGCACTCGTGAATGCTGCCTTCAAGTCGTCAACTGTTTTGGCCTCTAAGATCGTTTTAATGTGGTCGTCTACGGAAGGCTTATCTTCATCTGGCAGATCTTCTCCAGCGTAGATATAAAGACCTATACCGTGTAGCGAGATAGCTTTAGCTAGACACCTTTGCATAGCAGTGTTGACCTGGAAAGCATCTGGCTCAGAGATCGCTTTGTTACGGTGATCCATGACGGGCAGTTGTGCAGTGCGAGATACTCCGAATGCTTTTACCTCGCAGAACACCATCACGGTGTCGCCCCACATCTGGTGAGGTTTGTACTCCCAAGTAGCTGTAGGATCGTGTTGTAACAATGTATCAACAGCCCAGGCCCAAGAGAGGTAAGAGAGTCCGTTTTTCTTCTCGACCTTTTCGGTTACGTTGATCTTTCTAAGTTCGTTGAATTTCATGTTTGGCTCCGTTACTTTATGAACAGGAAGAGCAGTGTTCCGTAGCAAATCCCTAATGCTGTGCATAAGATCCAGTCACTCCTCGTCGGCTTGTACTTGGTCAAGTTCGTACTCCTGTTGTTCCAACTGTTGTTGGTAGTCATTTTGTTCCCTCTCTCTGTCGTATTCGTAAAGTTTTCTGTCTAACCAAGCATCGTAATCAACGCTCATACAGCCTCCAGGTATTTATTAAGTTCGTCTCTAAGTTGCGTTACTTGTTCTTTGTTGAGATGTATAGCTGCGTGTGCTTTCATATGCCAGATAGAAATCCAAATGTCTTGCTCGTAGTCGCTGATACATAACTTCTCGTAATCTGCTGTTTTGATCTGTACGTCCATGCTTGCTCCTTGTTGTTGATGGAGTAATCTTAGGCTTATCAACCCCATAAGACTGTCATCGTGACGACAATCTCTGCCGCTGATACCAAAAAGAAACGCCGTTCGTCGATAAGTCCTACTCAGAGGTCTTTAGCTGCGCTTCGTGAACGCGGTTACTTGTGTCAGATCGTCGAGCACTGGAACCCGTGGGCCAGGATCAGGCAAGACTTGTTCAACATAGGCGACATACTTTGTCTCAAGGACGAGGAGACGCTCTTAGTTCAAACAACCTCAAGAGCTAACATCTCAGCCAGGGTGAAGAAGATTGCAGACTGCGAACACCTTCCAGCTATCTTGCGAGCAGGCTGGAAGATAGAAGTCCACGGATGGGGCAAGTTGAAAGAAGGATGGACTTGCAAGGTTGTGGAGATCTGATAAGATTTGCCTGTTGTCGTAGCGGGCAATGTAATAGAAGGCCGTTTACTCATGCTCTCG